TACTCCTAAAAAATAATTATAAAACCAATTGGATGGAGGTAGTATTACTACCTCCTCCAGTATCTAGGGAAGATTGATTCTTAAATGTGGTTGTCACAATGTAAAGTTATTTGTCGTCCACCCAAACCCAACCGATGAGCAATTCGTTAAACTTACGGATAAACCAAGAGGGGCGTTTCTCTCGAAATATCTTAAAATTCTCACCAGATACTTCCCAATGGCCAGCATAGTTTGGAGATGGTTGAATATGAAAACTGGTGGCTGTTGTTGTATATGTGTATTCACCAGTATGGTTCAGTACAGATACAATTTCTTTACGGAACAGTTCTCTAGAAAACTCATCGGACTCGGTAAAGTCAAGGTCTAACGGTATCTGTTCTTCCAACGGCCAGAAAAATTTAAATTCAAGTTGTTCCATTATTGTGGCACATCCTTCCAATATTCACAAACATATTCATTAGCATAAGAAGAAAAAATTCTACTTATCTTGCAATTACGGTCAGTAGTAAAACTCATAACATGATCCGTAATGGTTTTATCTGTTACTCCATATACAGACAGGTCTACGGCATTTGTTGCAAATTGAACGGTAGAACAACCGGATAATATCAAACAAAGAATACTAACCTTGAACTTCATAAGTGACTTCATAACCACCTTTACGATCAGTCCACCAGTCATCTTCATCTAACCAATCCCAATCAATATCAACATTATTTTCCCAAGCATCTCCTATAACAGTATCAATGCTAAGTTCTCCTGATTCCAACTCGGAAATCATTTTTTTGATTTCTTTTTTATTAGACTCGGGATAAATTTGTTCAAGTAAATCCGTGTCAACTTCTAATCCGTAACGTTTTTCTACTTGGTGCCATTCACTCTTTACAACCATTACCATTTTATTCCTCCCTATCTAAGTTTCTTTCTAACATGAATACCATTGCAGAAATACCAAATGCACAAGCAGGTAACCATTGTTCAGTCCAAAGATTAATTATTAAACAAGCAATGAAACCGAATTTCACTACATCATAAAGTAATTTTGTCCAACTAAATTCCATCATTTCTTCCTTACATAAAAATAATAAACCTCATCATCTTCATAATCGTGCAACAACTCATTGCCTGTTTGTTTTACAAGTACAGGAATATCGTGTGTTGAACCATGGTCGGTAGAAATGACTTTTACAATTTGTCCTGATTCCATCTCTTTAAGTGCTTTGTTGGCCTTTAAAACTGGAATAGGACAATTTGTTCCTCTGACATCCACAAGGATATCTTCTTTAATGTTGTGCATCAATAAATTCTCTTAGAATGTTTTCTATCAATTTATTAAGTGTGATATCACGTTCATGTGCCATAAACATTAGTGTATGAATTAAATCTAAATCTAAATCTAATTCAATTGTTGCACGGGAATCGGGTGATGTGGTCATGTCAAAAAGTCCTCATCAGTATAAACATAGTCTTCATAAACCCAAATCAAATCATTTACATCTAGATGCCAGTAGTCTTGTTTATCATAAGTTTCAGGATCAACATATAGAACATGTTTAACCTTATCCCAATCAAACATGATAACATCACCAACATTAACCTCATCTACACCTTCACCTAGTGAAGCAACAACCGCTCTAGAAGCTTCTTCTTTTTCTCCAGCCAAAAGTTGAATTCCTCCAGCTAACTCTCTTGGTTTTTTCAACAACCTAACCAGAACTTTTCCTTTTAATGGCTTTAACGTATTCATCTTTTTTCACCTCAAAACAATGGTTAATAATACTCTTTGGTATATTCTGCAACGAAGCAGACATACTATATTCAGATATCAAGTTACAATTATAATCTCTTTTTTGTATAATGTCAATAGGTTGATTGAAATCTTCATCAGACACATAGAAAAAAGTCAAAAGTATACCAAGTCCCACTAGGGACATTTTAATGGACTGCTTGGTAAAATAATTCATTTTTTCCTCTTTAACATATTTACTAGTATAAATACTAATATCGTTAACACTAACACAATTAGGACTAAAACATGAAAAACCTTCTTACAAAGATTAAAAACTTTATTAACTCAAACAATACATATCAATCAGGTTTGGAATATTATATCCAATCAAAACGTCCAACTAATACGGCTGAGGTTGAAATGTTAGTTAGACAGTATGGTGACAGAATGACCAGAGGTTATCTATAATTTGAGCATCTCTCCATATGTATAATTCCTTTCCATTAATTTGGAAGGATTATTCAAAAAACTTTTTTCTAAATCACCGGATCGTCTAGGTTTGAGATTTATTCTAAAATCTACATTATTAACCTTTTTGAATGTCTGAATTATTTGCATAACCGATTTTGGTTCACCATAAGCTAGATTCTCAATAGAACAGGTTGGTTCCATATCAATGGCCTTGATGATAGACTTGCAAATATCATTAACGTGTACATACTCTCTGAGGCATGTTCCATCCAATGTATTATAGTCTGTACCGTATAAATCAAACTCGCCTGTTGTGACAGCTTTGATTAAATTTGAAAATAATCCATCAGGATTAGTTGGTGGAAATCCGTCTGACCCCATCACATTATAAAACCTGAATATGGTATGGTTATTTGGATTTAATTGTTGTATGATTTGTTCGGAAGCCAATTTTGAATAGGCATAGGGTGAACTTGGTAAAGATGCTGCGCCGGTAGAAGCAAATATAAATTTATCAAAATTATTAACTGACTTTAGAATATTTAAAGTACCATTAATATTAGTGTTATAATACTCTAAAGGTTTTTGTACTGACTCACCAACCCGAACCAAAGCAGCTAGGTGTATTATAGCATCAAAACGCAAGTTATCATAATGATAAAAGTTACTTGCAATTGTTATATCTTGAGTTTGGCCAACCGTTGAATCCATTAGATATAAATCATAATTCAAAGGTTCTAACATTTTAACGAGATGCTGGCCAATATAACCTTTATTTCCCGTTATCAGTATTTTTTTCATTTGTTTGTCCAATTCGCTTGAATTCTTCATCTTCAGCTATATCATCATCAACAGTTCTAGGATCTTTTCTGAAAATATTGTTCCAATTATTATCAAATACTTCTTTAGATACACTATAAGGTCTTGGTGAACTTCCTTTACCACCGTCACTCATTTTTTACTCCTTATATAAATTAGACCATTCTTTTAATTTCTCTTTTTTATTATGTCTTGCTTGATTAACATTACTATCAGAAACAATTGCTTTTTCTACTAAAATATCAATCATACAAAGCAAATCACCAAGTTCTTCTTCTAAGTGTTCTCTATTTGTTTTAGGTTTTCCTGGTTTGATGTTATCAATACCAAATCTAAAACACTTACTGATAGCTTGAGTAACTTCAGCGCACTCCTCTAGTGTAATAACTAGAGATTCATATTCTTTATCATTCATTTATAAAATTTTCAACAGGTAAATGTTTCATTACGGTTTCCATAGCTTCTTCTTTTGTCTTAGCAAAAACTTTACAAGTAAAAATTCTATCTAAAGAATTATTCCTTTTAATTTCTAAAGTAAAAGGAGCTTTGCCGTAAAATCCAGTCCAAGAAATATCAACAGTACACTTAATGATCCATTCTTTGGTTTCCCTAAAATGTTTCATTAAGTCTTGTGTCAATTTTTTTGGATCAAAAGGTTCTTCAACCTCACTCATAGAGCATTCTCATTCAATAGAGTTGGTTTGGTTCCTTGAAACACGGATTCTTCAGCAAACTGTTTTGCTGCTTCCTCACCAGTAAAGATTTTATACAACGTTATTGGTTGACCAGATATACTTCGGGTATAATTCACCTTATAGTAAGATTTATCTGGCGCTTCTAATACTGTTGCTGTTCTATTTTCTTCTACTAAAAATAGTATCTCTTTCATGCTATCATTCCTATAAAACGATTTAATACTACACGATTAGAAAGTCTGTTTCCAGCATATTTACTAAACGCATTAACTAATCCACGGGTAGTGGAATTTTCTTTCACAACAAACTCAACGTCTTCATCGGTATCTAGGCTTTGAGACCTTAACAAATAGTATTCATCAAAACCAGCAGATGTTACAACACAATATTTATCTGACCTAAACTGTGATTTGAGTCTTGAAAAATCGGCAGTTTTTGGAAAAAATACACCAAGTTTACTATTAAATTCACGGCCACTTAACACATAGAATCCAACAATATTACATTGTGTGCGAGATTTCAACAATTTAATGTAAGAAGATGTTAACATATTACCATATGGATTATCCACATATTCTTCATGTTTTGAAATTGGATCACGAACCACTAATGTTAAAGATGAACGATTATATGCTGGTCTTTCAACTCCATAAACTTCATTAACTGAATGTCCGTCACCATCGGTTAAAAACACCGTATTCACAACTTGCAATTTGTAATTCTTTTGGAATTCAGGTATAATTTTCATAGCTGAAATGATTGCTTCTGTCAAAGGCGTTCCGCCAAAATACATGAAATCAGGCATCCAATGTTTACCATTTACTTTAACTAGTGCTGAACAAGCATAAGTGAATTCTGATGCTGACATTTTACTGGAAAGTAGATTCAACAATTTGAAAGCTTGTGTGTTCATATCACCAATTTTACGTTCACAATAGTATGCAATACCTTCACTAGTAAAAGCATATACATCAAATGGAATATTTACCTTTTTGCAGAAAATACACAAATTGATTAATTGTTTAATTGTGTTTTCAATGTGGTCAGTCATAGAACCAGACCAATCAATGAACATCACCAAACCATGTGACTTACCATCAGGTACAATTGTCATTTTCTTAAACAGGTCTTCATTGAATGTATAAGAATAAATTTTATTCATATTCAATTCACCTGTCTTAGCGGTTGAACTACGTTTTGATTGTTCCGCATTTTTACGCAATTCAAATTCTTTAGCTAGATAGCCAACAACCTTTTTTGCATCTTCACGAATTTTCAAAAACTTTGGAAGGTCGGTACCTGTAAATTCTGGTTGATTCCAATAATCTTGTTTCTCTTTAACAGCTTTACGGTGTTCTCTCCAAACTTCTTTGTAACCCATTATGGCTTGTTTTAAGTCCATGTCAGGAATATTTCCGTAATAATATTGACGATTGTTATTGGCGTATAACTTATCTTCGTTTTTATGAAAGGCTTCTTGAGTATGTGAACGTAGTGTTCCTTGTGGAGATTTTTCACCGCCTCCACCTAGACTACCTTCATCATTTGAGTTATCATCTTCTGAAGATTCTGTATCATCTTCTGAAGATTCTGGTGAAGAATCATTTTCATCTTCTTCGCCTTCATCTTCTTCGGACTCATCATCATAATTATCGTCAAAACCATCTTCATCTTCTTCTGGTTCTTCCAATTCTTCATCTTCTAATTTTGCTCTACGTTTTTCTTCTTCTTCTCGCATGTATTCACCAACATCTTTAGCGATGGCAATTACATCATCATAAGTTTCGGAAGTTTCAATACGTTTAACCAAAAACATTTCTTCAGTTGTAAATTTAATTCCTTGAGCAGGACCACCTTTTGTATAAAGGTTAACACGGTCAATAAAATTCAAATCGTTGAGGTCAACTCCAGCCGTACCAAAGAAATCTTTTTCAATCAGCTCTTTATAGCCTTTGACAAAAGATAGGCGAATACCTGGATATTTGTTTTTGATTTTGCGCTCAATGCGAGCATCTTCAATTACATTGAGGACAGATTTGGATAATTTTGTTTCTCTACCTTTGGCAAAGTCTTCTTCACTTGTCCACAAAGCATGGCCAACTTCATGGCCAACTAAAAGGTCATATAACCAACCAGAAATATTTTTATCTAAAACTGGAATGGTTAGAACTCGGTTGATAATATCAAATGATGCTGTACGAACATTACGTTGTTCAACAATTAAATTTTCTGTGGCCATGAGCTTGGCGAGCAAAGATTTTGATTGAATCAATTCCATGAAAACTCCTATGTGATAATACTATTATACACGATTTCCAATATACCGTCAAGCTGAATATTCATAACTGTTGTATTTACGCAACACTTTACGGTATTGTGTTATCAATGGTTTTAAGGTATCATAATCCAATTCAAAATTCTCCACCAAATCCTTTTTGGTGTCCGTGGACAGATAAGCTTGTATTTCATCCGCAAATACGTTTTCGCCATATCCTAATATTTTGAATATTTGCAATAGTTTTTTGGCTTCTTTTTTATGTTCATTTATGAATTGAATATTTAAAGCCAACATCTCTTTAGAAAATTCTTCATTTAATGTAAACAAAGCGTGTGCAATCTCATGGTTGATTGTAACCTTTTCTTTTTCTAAAGCACCGATTACATAGAAAGGTTTTTCGTTTGTGGAGGGTAAATTGTCAATTAAATATTTTTCCCATTTAGTCAAATCATTAATTCCTTTTTTCCATGCATGAAACACATGGCCAGGAAAATTAAATCCATCCCAATAACTAAAATAATCCAAATTGCCTTTATCATCCATTGAAGCATCAATAAATTCTTCAATTGTAAAATGCTTACCTCTCAAAGAATCTAAATCTGATTCATAATATTCTTGCACACGACAAAATGTTAAAGCTAGTTCCTTATTATTGTCAAATAGGAACATATGACAATCAGGAACTGGTTGTATTACTCTGAACATTATTTGCTTCCTCTAATATAATTTCACCATTTACAATTTCAATGTTAAGAACCGTACCTTCACTCCATCCAAAGTCTTCACAAATCTCAGGAGGAATAGTTAGAATTCCGTCACCAGAACCGTCAGCTGCATCTTCAATTGTGGTTGTGTATGTTCTTTCACTTAGTTTATTCATATTGTTCTTTCATTTTCACATACCAATCTTGGTCTTGTTCAAACTGTGACATTACTGCCCATTTTCTTGTAATGTCATCAAGTGTTTTCCAATCAATATCTGTGGGGAATTTGGTTTTATCATTATCAATCATTTTGTTTCTTTCTATCATTAAGGGTAAACTTTTTTAAAACTTGCTTTGCATCTTCAAACTTTGGTTTGGTTTGATACATTTTTGCTTCAATTTGAAGGGCTTTGGAATCTTCTTTTAATTCTTTGGCATATTGTGCTAATAATTCTTGTGCATAAATTTTATCATCATCGTCAGCTTGTGCATACCACTCTTTGATTATTTTTTCTGAAGATTTTATTAAGAACATCAGATTATCCCTATCCCATTCATTCATTACAAAACCTCATTCTTTCGGCCAAGACCAGCAGGATTGATGCCTGCGGAAACGTAAATGTAATTTGATTTATGCATAGGTGCTACACAAGAATTAACCTCATCAACCATCGCTTGGTCTTCTTTGGACATTTTGTAGTAATCATTCATAATTCCAACTTTTGATAACGTTCCTGTAATACCAGTATTTAAGGAAGGGTAATAGGGAGTTTCTCGACCTGGAGGAATGGACTTTGGTGGAACGTAAAGATTTGATTTATTGGAAACTTTGGAAATTTTACTGGAATTGATTCCTGATGACATTGTAGCTATTGATTTTAGCCATGCGTCATATTGTTCCTTTTGGGCTTTAGGAACTTTGCGTTTTTTTGATTTAGGTGATTTTGTATATATCATCATAATAGTACCTCCAGAAGATGATACTATTTTAACATAAAAACTTATGTATTGTCAAGCTAGGTGTTGTTTAGATACAACACCCTTACCACCATTAATTATTAAAGCGGAGCATACTTACTTATGGCGGATATTTTAATAATGTCTGCTTTTATTTGGTAAACTTGTCTTACCTGTAAATTCGTACCCATCTTCCAACTGTGTTCTTTTTACTCTGTTGGGTTTGTTCTCTTTTTTTCTCTTGTTTTTTGATTCGTAATCTCTGTAAGTAAATTCTTCTTGGTTCTTACGAAACTTTGCCACAAATTTTGACACTTCTACTGCTCCTATTTTAGTGTTTCAAATGTTATACCACGAATTTTGGCTTCGGGCTGGCCTTCCATATCATCCTTTGATATGTATGTAATATCAGAATTAGAATAACAAATCTTTACGAGTTTAAGTAATTGGCACACGGTGCCATCCGTATCATTGAATTTGAACACCTCATCAACAAATGAAAGTGATTCTAAAATACTGAAACGGGAGTTGAAATTCTGGACAAATCCACCTTCAACATATGCAAGCCACCAATCAGAATGAATTCCGACTACTAACCAACTACCTTTACTTTTACAGTATTTTAGAAATTCAATGTCTTCTAATGTTAGTGGATCAAATGTACCACTTGTTATTATTATTTTTTCTTTTGGCATTATGGTAACATTTGTGGAAATGCTTCTTTGACAAACTTATAGGTTAGTCCTTTGACTCCTTGGTCTTTCCTAAGAATTCCAAAAACGACTTCAGCTTCACGGGGTTCTAAAGATTCAAGTATCTGAAGTAATAGTTGATTCATTTTTTCAGGCGTTAATTTATCAGCCGTTTCATTACCTTTTTTAAACAAATATAATTTTCTAATTTGCGTTGACAATTGCAAAGGCGATAATCCAGGTAAATTATTGGTTGCTTCAATATAGTTATCTGGCGCCTCTGTAATGTGCCATTGATAATTTGGATGAAATGTTAATTCTAAAACTTCAACTAAAATTTTACTAAGGTTTTTTTCAATTACCTTTAACTTCTCTTGTTTAGTCTTAGCTTCTTCAAATTCATCAAAAATCTCATATACGTTTTTCATTAAAATTCCTCAATCACATCCATAAGGTTTTTGAGCTTGTACTCAATAAAATAATTCAGCAACTTATTTCTAGGTGCTGGTTTTGTTTCTTCATATGTATTTATGATTGCACTCTTTATATCTTCAGGTATTAGTCGGAGGTCAATCAGTACTTGATTACGTAGATAACCTGCTTTGGCTGTTTCATCAGACCATTCGGTGTTATGCACATTAATCAATTCATCTAGTACTTTTTTAGTGATTGGTTTTTGTCTCAATTCATTCACAAAACAGTCAGGAGGCGAAAAGATATTGGGTATACCGTCACCCTTATCACCACGAATAATCTTCTCCTTGAGTTCTAGGAGAGGGTCCTTTGATACAATATATTTCTTTTGAGAAGGGTTATATTGTTTAATGGTGTATGGTGCGGTCAAAGCGGTATTGTATTGTTGCAGTTGCGGAAAGTCTCCGTCACTTGATAGAATCAAAACGTTTTCTTTAGCAACGGCTATTGGTGCCAATACACCAATAATATCATCAGCTTCAGCACCCTCAACATCAATAACTCTGTATGGGAAGTTTTCTTAAGCTCTTGCTTAAATTTAGAAAGCATATCAAAAATTAAATGCCAATCTAAGTCTGATTTTTCACGGGTTTTCTTACGACTAGCTTTATATTGTGGAAAGAATTCTTTACGCCAGTATTTACGGTTATCGCAACACAACACCACTTCACCATAATCTTTACGGAAGGTTTTAATGTGATTACGCAAGATGTTTAATACCATGTGACGAATTAGAGACTCCTCTAATTTGGTATTTTTTTGATTGGAAATTTGAGCCATAAGCCCACCCAATAGGACTTGGTTCAGGTCAACGAGTATCATTACAAACTTTCTAAGTTTCTTAAAAGTCTAGTATATCACGTTTCAGCGAACTTGTCAAACACTTCCTTAACAAATTTGCCAGAAGTTGTTGTTTTTTTGGCAACCAAACCAAACCAATTTTGTGGTATTAATTGGGAAATATATTCAAGTGGACTGCCAAGTATACCTTCAAACCAATCCAAGTTTTTTGGAGAACCGTCTTCATTTAACTGAAATAATACAATGTGGTACATGTCTCCAAAATCATTACCACCAATTTTATCTCCTGGGTTTTTAAATTCAGCACCTTCTACACGGACTTGATCTTCATCAATTCCAGGTAGAAAGGATATAGAATCAAATTTTTGTTCTTTTATTGGTTTTAAAAATTCTAACATATTAAATTTTGAATGTGTGATTTTCTTACTCTTACCATGATCCATGTATTGTAATAATCATTACGTATTAATGCATCACGAACAAACTGTTCTTTAGCCTCAAGATAACCACAAACACCTTTAGTTTTGCAAAGATGTAGTATTTCTCTTTTAAAGTTATCAACTCCTAATTGTAACACATCTTTAGCTAAACTGTCACTACTTCCATAGTAAGTCTTCCAATCACTTGGAGCTTTATACTTTTTCTTTTTACCTTTGACCATTTTAGTTTTGGCAGAATAGAAAAATTTCTTGCCTATGTACTTCTTCTCATTCGTCAGATTAGTTATCTGATACACGAACCCGTAATTATCACTAATTTGGTCATCGGTAAAATCTTCACCATTGTATTGCCAGTTTATTCCCATTCCTCATCATCCAAATCATCATCGTCCTCTATATAGTCTTCTGATAATTCTTCAATGGGTTCTCCGCAAAACGGACAATGCTCTGGATATTCTTGTGACACTAATTCTTCAACATATTGAATGTCATAAGATGATTCACAATTTAAACATTCTCCAGTAATAGATTTTTCGTTCATTATAGTTCCTTAGTTGGCCCATACATCACTCCAATCTCCTGACAATGCACCTTTTGCATAGTCTGTTGCACGATTCTCAAAAAAGTTGGTGTGTGTTGGTGCATTAATCATTTCCTCTACCCAAGGCAGAGGATTCCTTTTCACTTTAAACACACCTTTTAATCCCAATGAGATTAGTCGGCGGTCACAAATATAACGAATATACTTTTTCACATCTTCAGCTGAAAGTTCTTCCATTGGTCCCATGTTGAAGGCCAAATCAATAAACTTATCTTCAAGTTCAACCATTTTCTCCGCAATCGTATATATGCGTCCTTTTAAATCGTCTGTCCATATCTCACGATTTTCTTCAATGTATGTACGGAATAATTTAATCATATTCTCAGCATGTTGGGTTTCATCAACAATAGACCATGTAACAATTTGACCCATACCCTTCATCTTACCATGGCGTGGGAAGTTCAATAACATAATAAATGAGGAGAACAATTGCATACCTTCAGTAAATGCGGAGAACACAGCAATATGTGTGGCCGTATTTTCTTTGGTTGTATTTTGACCAGAAATGTTTAACACATAATCGTGTTTTTCAACCATCTCTTTATATTCCATAAAATCATTATAAGTGGTTTCTGGTAACCCAAGCGTTTCAATCAAATGTGAATAAGCAGCAATGTGTAATGCTTCACGAGCAGCAAAGCCCATGAGCATCATTCTTATTTCAGGTTGAGGGAAATAGGGTAAATAATTTCTAACGTACCCACCGGCAACATCAATGTCTCCTTGAGTGAAAAATCTAAAAATGTGTGTGAGGAATTGCTTTTCTTCCTTAGTAAGTTTCTTTTTCCAATCTTTAACATCCTCATGCATAGGAACCTCTGTGTGCATCCAATGAGACTGTTCGTGCTTAAGCCAAGCATCGTATGCCCATGCATAGTTGAACGGCTTGAAATATGTTCTTTCATCTGTGATCCTTGAATCTACTTTTTTAATCATTGTTGTTTAATCCTTGTTTCTACAATACTTTTCGTATAGACGAAAATCTTCATCATAATAGTTACGAATACCTTCAATCAAATTATCATCTACACCTGACCAAGTTTTATCTTCTCTCGGTTCGGTTCGGTATGTGTACCTCATAACTCCATTACCAGTCAATTCACTCATCATCTCAGATATATCTTCATGTAAGAATATTTTGTTGATTTCATTTTCTTTATAAATTAACCAAGAAGACTGTGGTCGCCACATATGATTGTATGTTAACTCTCCAGGATTGTTAGAGAGATAATTCAAATACTTTTCCACCAATTTATTTTTATTGATGTTTGGTTGCGGCTTCTTTAATCTTTCTTTATCACCATCAACATAATAATCCATATGATACGCTCTACTTAAAAACCTGTCGATTGGATTTCTGAGTGAGGCATATACATTATAATTATCTACTTTTATTCCTAATATTTTCAATTCAGGTAAAGTCAAATGTGGATTATAAGCAAATGGTTGCGAATGAAACCAATTCTTACCCATAACGTCACAATAAATGATTTGAGTGTAAGATACCTCATCACTCTTATCATAATCTTCAATCAACTGATGTTGAAAAGATGTTGAACCTGTTTTTGGAACTCTTAGATAGATATATTTTTTAGAATAATTAATAAACATTCATTAGGATTCATTCAACCATGCCTCTAGTTGTGCTTGAGGTAAAGCACCAGATACTCTTTTAACTTCTGTATTTTCATCCATCATCACAAGAGTTGGTACGGAACGAATTCCAAACTCTCTTGCTATATCTGATTTCTCATCAATATCAATAACTTCAATTGGTATAGTTGTTTCTATACTATTCAAAGTCATTGCTAAACCCTTACATGGCATACACCATGACGCCGTAAATCTTAATACTCTTTTCATATTTTTATCCTTCACAAGCTATACAATCGTTACCGGCTGCAATTTCAGCCATATCTAATTCCTTAATTACCTGTCTTTCAATTTTCTTAGACACCTTATCTGCCTTACCAATCTTTTCAGAACGGCAATAGTATAAAGTCTTCACACCTTTTTTCCATGCCATGAAATGAATAGCATGAATGTATTTGATGTGAGCATCTGGTCTAAAGAATAGATTCAAAGACTGTGCTTGGTCAATATACACTTGTCTATCAGCTGCCAAGTCTATGACCCATCGTTGGTCGATTTCCATTGATGTTTTGAATACACCTTTTTCCAAATCTGATAGAATATCAAGGTGTTGACAACTACCATCGTTAGCAATAATAGAAGACCAAATATCATTATAATCATCTTGAGAGATAAGTCCATTTTCGTTTGATAATTTATCTTGAATGAGTTTATCCAACCAACGATTCTTGTTTAGGTGGCTTCCCGATAAAGTATCTTGACGATATGCGTTAGCACGATAAGGTTCAATACTAGGGCTAGTATTTCCCATAATGATAGACGAAGAAGCATTTGGAGCAACAGCCATAAGATGACTGAAACGTTTGCCAGTCCCAGCAGCGTCAGGAGCCTCACCCCGAAGATTTCCCAATTCAAGATTTGCAACATCTAGTTTTGTCCTTATATTCTTAAACATTTGATTATTTGTTACTTTAGCCATCACGCCTTCAAATGCTATTCCGTTTTTCTGAAGATATGCGTGAAAGCCCAAAGCACCAATACCGATAGATCGTTCACGACTAGCAGAATATCTCGCTCTCTCAATACTACTAGGAGCATTATCAATAAAATATTGAAGTACATTATCAAGCATTTCAGCTACATCTTTAAGAAAGATTTCATGGTCTTTCCACTCATCATAATTCTCTAAGTTCAAAGAGGATAAACAACATACAGCAGTACGATGTTCATTTGTTGGTAAAATAATTTCCGAACAAAGATTTGATTGTGTAATCTTTAGACCTTTATCTTTCAAATGCTGAGGCATTGCTCGATTACTTGTATCAATATAGTGAATGTATGGTTCACCAGTATGCATACGAATTTCTAGAATCATTTGCCATAACATCTTGGCGGAAACAACTTCCCTCACTTCAAATGAATGTGGATCAATCAAAGGCCATGAATCATCAAAGTTTGGATCAAGCATACTTTGCTCAATGATATGCATGAATTTATCGGTGATATTAATACCATGATGTAAATTCAAGCATCTGACGTTGGGGTCTCCTGTTGGTTTACGCATTTCAAGAAAAGAAATAATATCGGGATGGCTAATATCAAGATAGGCAGCATAAGAACCCCTACGAGTACGACCTTGACGATACGCCAAAGAAGAAGCATCATAGATTTTAAGATGCGGCATAATACCAGTAGACTTGTCATCAGCAGACCTAATACCAAAACCAATGCCAACACCGCCTCCAAGCATAGATAGCCAATTCGTTTCAGATAAGTTATCAACTAATCCCTCCGCTGTATCTTCAATGTAGTTAAGAAAACATGAAATAGGTAACCCACGCTTAGAACGACCAAAGCTAAGGATTGGAGTACTAAAACTGAGCCAATGATTAGAGGCGTAATCGTAAAGGCGCTGAGAATGTTCAGGACTAGATCCAAATGCTCTGGATACGAACGCAAATCTTTGTTGTGGAGAAGTTTCATCATCTTTCATATACGATTCTTGTAATCGTTTTATTCCTAGTTCATCAAACAATTTATCTCTGTCGTAATCTATGGTAATACCTAGATAATTCTCTGTCATATATCTTGCCTTATAATTGTTATTGTGTAATAAATTCGGTAATCATAGGGAACACAGGTTCTAAAGCTTTAGCACAGGCA